CCACCTACGGCTCCACCTGCTCCTCCTTGAGCTGTCTGTAATGAGTTACCTAATCCCATATAGGGTTGCATAAATGGTAGTGACAACTAACTTGAATTAGATGCGTCTGTAGAATATTCAATTAATACTCCTACAACCTCTGCATCTACCCCCAAATTATCTGCTGCCACATCTCTGCTTAATTGGAATACTACCAACTCTCCTGCTGCTGGGGAACCTGCTATTGTAATTGCAGAGGAGTATGCTGAAACGTGTAAATCATCATCTGCTATCCATGTATCTGTTGCGTTTTGTGGTGTTCCTACTGCTGTATCCATTGGATTATCATTAGCGAATCCAACTCCAGCCAAATCAAAGTCTACTGTTTGTGTACTTGATCCACCTGTTGTGGTCCAATATAATTTAAATTTAATAGTTCCTGCGTTCCAGTTGGCAGGTGTTGCCCAGTTGAATTGTGTCTTTTGTGCTGTTGTAGTATCAAATGCAAATGATGAAATCATAATATCGTTAGTTGCTAGTTCTCTTGTTGCATAGTCTGCTCCATTTGTTGTAACTGTATACATTGCTCCTGCTGGTATATAAATCTCGTGAGTTCCAACACATCCCAGATTAACTGCACTATCTGACTTTACACTACATACAACATCTGTACTTGTAGATATTGAATCTGCGTTTAATCTAATTCGTTTACTTGAATCTGCTGGATCTACGATAAATATATCATCATCGTATACAGTTGCTACTTCACTACCTCCTCCGTTTAATAGATTAGAATATTTATTGGTAAGTTCTCCGCCTACTACAGTTGATGTAGTTGCTACGGCTCCTGTAATAGTTTCAAAAGTCATACCTTATTCTTGATATTTTACGATATAGAGAAGTATTTAGAACACTGAATCCAATACACTTGTAGATTCATCTCCACAGAAATGAATGGCATTTAGCTGGTTCGTAACGGACAGTCTATCATCATCATGATATGAGTTTATTTGAGACTGTGAGAATAGACCATTCTGGACCTCAAATAATGCTACATATCCTCGTAATTTAGAGTCTATTGATCCTGATACATCTCTACCTCCAAAGTATGCTGATCTAGAATTTAATAGTGATCCCGTTATACTTGCTGTTGAAGTTGATCCTCTTGATACTTTATCAACCCATATTTCAATAGTTTTATTAGTACCAAAGTCAAAGTCAGTTGCGTTAAAGTCGTTAGAATCAAAGTCTGCTGATGCATTTGATATGTTTATTGCTATGCTATGTACATTTCCATCAAATAAATCTACAGTTGAAGCCTGTATAAAGTCTACCTCGTTAGTTCCATCTGCTATATGAACCCTTACTGCTGATACTTGTGTGGTTGAGTTAAAGTCTGTTAAATTAAAATCTGATGATACTTGGTCAAAGTCTGGTGTATCATTTTTAAGTACCTCTACATATATGCCTGCTTGAATTCCTGTTGTAGACCTGTCAAAGTCTGTAGCATTGAAATTATACTCATAAAAATCTGCTCCTATTGCTTCATTCTTCTTACAATATATTGCTTGTGAACCACCTGTTCCGCTTGATTTAAATGTAAACATTAATCCTATAGGTGGTTCTGATTCCAATGTAGAGTTATCTGGTATAGTTATGTACTGTGATCCATCAAATAATGCTCCACATCCTCCCTTTATTATTGAAGATTCTCCAAAGGTTATTGTTCCTGTGGTTACATTTGTTACAGGATATGACACAGGTGATGCTGTATCAGGTGTAATAGTATATGTATTTGATAATCTGTCTCGTGTTGATGTTGTGCTTGTCGTGATATCCAATCCTTCCGCATGAGTTAATGTTCGTAGTCTCTTTGGACTGGCTAATATTACACGTTCCTTTAAAGAGTCTGCTTCAGGATCAGGAAATGCTAATGGTGTGATTAAGGCTTGTAATTTGTTTATAGTCTCAGTATCAGACTGACCTCGTCTAATGAAACTAGATACGTCACTCATCTGTGATAGCCATCCAATGTTAATGATATTCTTTGTACACCTAGATCATCTGATCCTGCACTTAGATCTACACTTGTAATGTTTGCCTTAACTGATAGTCCTGTCTTACCATCTTCAAGTGTACAATATGTTCCCAATGGTATTCTACTTGTTGTAGGGGATACTATTACAGTTCCATAGGTTCTTCTTTGTTTACCCAATACTTCTGATGCTGCTATTAGTGTTGCCCTCACAGTTTGTTCTTCAAGGTCAGCCCTTATAGGAAATATTCTCTCTCTAGGTTCAGATAAGAACTCTGATGCTGATACGTTCTCAACTGTGGTAACTAGTTTTCTAGACTCATATACTCTGTAACTTGATTTACCTACTCTACTTGTCCATGTGATTCCATCTGTACTATCCCAAAATACACCGCTTCCTGATGTATAGTTAACTGATATGGTATTTATTGCATTTCCTGTTCTACTAAATACTATAAATAACTGTTCTCCTGGGATAACCTGAAGTCTAGGTGTGATAGGTACTTCTAACCATGTTGCAGGTGTAACAACTCCTAACTTGCTTAACAATGATGCGTTAAGTGCTTTGGTATATCGTATATCTGCTGGATCTGGTCCACCTCCTGTTGTTCCTCCCAATATCTTTATAGATCCTGCCACAGGGGTTCCAGTTTTGATTGACCTTACTGCTATCTTTACCACGTTATCTGATGTTGGTATAAATGGTATTGCATGTAATTCAGAATCTAAATTGTCTGCGGCATCTGGTGCTGTGGTTTCACTTACTGATACACCTGGAGCAAAGTGTCCAAATCCATGTACAAAGTTGTATAGCATGTCAGCACTAGAATCCTTCCACTCTAATGGTGCGTTTAATACATATCCTATCTTGTTAGCATCCCATGTAGTTGCTTTAGTATTTCCCAAGTTATTTGTAAATAAGAATCCTGAATCTATAGATGCTGGATCTTGTACTACCAATGCTCTATCTGGGTTAATATGCCATGTGGTATTTGCGATACCTGCCAAGTTTGATATGACTTGTGCATATGATGCTACTGTAAAGTTAACGTTGGCTATCTTTCCGCTGGTTGCTGCCTCATCTATACCGTTACCTGTGGTACTTGTTTGTGCTATGATGTTTGATATTTGTGGCATATTATCATCTATCTGGTGGTCCTTATCATTAAACAAATCTAAGATTAATTCTGATATCTTTGTTGAATCGTCTGCATCATCTAGAGTAACACCGTCTGCTGCCTTTGCTTGATTTCTTACAAGTCTGGTCATTCTCTCCCTTAATATGATTCCCCATCCTACACATGTAAGTGATATGGTTTGTATTCCTGTTGTAGGTCTAGATACTGCAAGGTCCTTAATCTTTCCATAGAACCATCTTTCTTCTAGTGCCAATGTCTTACCTAAGAATAGTTGTATTCCCCATTCTCTACCTATTACTCCAGGTCTATCGCTATCTGTTAAATCAGTTAATTTATTATCATGATCGTGAATAACTAGTTGAAGGAAACCAAAATCATCATCTATACCAAGATGGAATTTTAATGCTTCTAACTTAAAGTCTTGTGTAGGTGTTGCTGATAATTGGGATGATTCAAACGTATATGCTGAACCTCCTGTTAAATTAGTTATCACTATTCTAGGGTTTAATTGGTTCGGGTTATAGTTTGGTGTTAGGGAGGTCATAATACACTCGTTCCTGTAGATATATTATTCACCCTGTTCTTCCATAATACCCTATCATCTATCTCTTCTCTACCTCTACCTTGTGTATCAATGATTTGAAATGCTTCTGTCCTATTTAAACCTATCGTTTTAATCAATTCATCTTGTTTTGCTACAGCATCTTGTAATGAAGGTAATGATAGACTAGATCCATTATATTGATCTAACCCAAACCCTTGTTGTAATGTATTGATCTCATTAGCCTTGCTTAATTGACTAGCGTTAAATGATTTTACATTTGCCCATTCTGCCGTTACATAGTCATATTGTGTTTTCCCTTGTCCTCTTCTGTATCTTGCGTTAGTTGTTTTATATGATAATCCTGCACTTGACAATGTGGATTGTATAGATGCCCATGTGGATACCATTCTACCATATTCAGATCTCATGTAATTCTTGTTCAGTACAACTCTCATTCCCTGTCCAAAGAAGTCTAGGTTCGTTCTTGCCTGTCCTACCTTAACCCAATATGCGTTCTTTACAGACTGTCTATATTCTCTCAATGATGTATATCCTCCTACTACTGCTCCCTCTTGGTCCATAGGTATTTCCTCTACTCTAGTTCCTCCCTGTCTTAATCTGTTTGTATTAGCATCTTTAATGTTATTACGTCTTCTATTATCTGCTAATGTTTTATCATTTCGTGTCTTTTGTGCTTTATATTTTTCTGCTAAGGCTTCGGCTTTAAATCTTGTATTAAGTTCTTTAGTATTATAAATCTTACCCTTATTTATACCTTGACTGTTATACATAGTACCGTCAGGAGAATATTTATTCATGTATGTCTCTTTTACTATTTGATCATGTACAGTATCAGTTGGAAGACCACCAATCATCCTACCATCACTACCTACAAATGATTCTAGATTTCCTTCTTCTAATCTACTTCTAATCTTCATTGCATCTAATGCTTTCTCTGGTGTGTATATTCTATCAGGGTTATCATTCTTCCACCAATCACCTATTGTAGTATCATAAGATTTCATAGTTCCCATGTTTACTATACCACCATATCCTTTTAATGTATTCATCTGTTCATCTGTAAGTGCTTGCTTATGTCTTAATATATCACCTCCTATTCCCACTCCAACTCTTTTTAAAACTCCATCTACCATTGCCCATCTACCTCCACCTAATTTTTCTCTTCGCATTATATCCTTAACACTTACGTTTAATTCACCTTTATCATCATATCCTAATGAAGTTGCTATTTCTTTTACTCTTGATAATTCAGTCTGTTTGGCTGCTTCTATCAATGCTTCATTAAGTATTCGTGCATCCTCCTTACTCTTTTCGATTGCTAAATCCTTAAAGTATTGTTCTTGATCTTCTTGTAATACTATTCTAGGATCTATAGATTTTAATATACTGTCTTCTGTTAATCTTTGTGCTGCTCCTAATGCAGTATTTTCTGTATTCCAAACCATTTGTTCAAATTCCTTTATTTCGGCAGCATTATAATCTTCATATAATTGACTATTTTTATCTTGTAATTGTCCTTTTATAAATTCATATTGTTTTGTTCCAAAGAAAATACCTTGACCTGAAACTGCACTCATACCTCTACCACCTTTAAAATATGGATCTCCAGGCTCTACCTTTGGTATCATAGTATTATATAATGATTTTAATTCTGCAAGATTCTTTTGATTAGGATATGCTTTCTCTAAGTTCTCAAATATTTTAAGGTTGTCTGGAGTTAATGTACGCTTAAATGTATTAATTGGTATTTGATCAAGACGACTTTCATTATTAAAATTACGCATTTCCTCTATAGTATTAAACCCTCTATGTTTAGCATCTTTAAGTTCTTGATCTAATGCTCTTTTTGCTAATCTTTGTTTACTTTTCTCAGAATGATATTGTAAGAAAGATTCTATTCCCATACCTAATGATCTTCCTGCTGTTGGTGGGGCTATTTCTGTTGTAACTTGACCTTCTGCATCTTTTATCATTCTATCTTTGAATAACTCATCACTTATGTTTTGCCCCATCAAATATAATCCCTTTGTTCCTGCTTGAATAATCTCTTCTGAAATAAATGAAAGTAACCTCTCATCTTTAGATTGTTGAGAATTATACATTCTACTTTCTAATGTAGGTGCGGGTACTGGTTGAGGTTCACCCTGTGAAAAACTTGGTCCTCCTCCTACAATACTTAAAGTCATACCAGGGAAAGCCGATCTAGCAATTTGTGATTCTTGTTTTTGATCTGAAGGAGCATATCCAAAACTCTGTAAAACAGATGAACGATCAGGATTTCCTATTTGTGCTGACAATGAGTTATTATTAATTGCTGAAGGTGTGGATGTAGTGTCTCCCTCATGAGGAATTACATTTATTGAGTTTGCTGTTTTTGCGGAGCCTCCATTAGAGGAGGCGTTAGGAAAAAGTTGACCTGTGTCTGCTGCTAATCTTCCAGTTCTCTCTATTTCGTCATTAAACGCCTTCATACTAATAACTTTATCTCCACCATATTCTTTATTTATTTTAGCAAGACCTTCTGCTGTCAATTTCAAACTCTTTGGTAAATCAAATAATAATTTAGATTCACTTTCTAATGATTTATTAAACCCATCTTGTGATTCTGTAACTTCACCTAATACATTATTCACATCATTTAATAACGCTTTCTGATCTTTCATGAATGGTAATATGGTCTGTATCATATCTCTAAAACCACCCCAGTTTTCAGTATATGCTTGTATTGCTAATGAAACTGCTATAATAGCTGTACCAATTACAGGGATTCCTACCATTAATAATCGATTAGTATTGATTACTTGTTTTGTCATTCCGTTCATAAGTCCCATTTCTAATGTTGCTGCACCAAATGCTGGAACAGTTTTTGTAAACATTGTAGTTGCTAATAATCTCTCTTGAACTATGAGTTTAATGGTTGCTCCTACATTTGCGTGCTTTAAACTTACTATAGTCTGAATGGATGAAATCATAACGTTTGCTATGTTTGTTATAAATAGTAATTGAATATCAAATAATGCACCCTCCTCTATTTTCAATTTATCTGTCTTTACTAATAGATCTGCTCTAGCAGTTTTTAATTCATTAGTTAAGTTTGTTGCTTGTCTTGTGTTTCCTAACCCTTGTTCTCTTATAGTGTTTAATCTTAATTCTTTATTATTCATCAAGTCAGTTGCTCTTGCTACTGCTATTTGAGATTGTGCTAATCTATTACCTGCTCGGTCCAAGTTAGATATGGATGTAAAAGTCTGTACTGCGGCAGTTGATAAGTTGAGCATACCTTGAGTTGCTGTCTGGAAGTTTTGTGCTGCGGCTGCTGTTTGTTCTCCTGCTCCTCTTGATACATTTCCTAATCTGGTCATTCCTGATGATGCATTACCTGATGCTCTTTGTATCTCATCTAGTACCTTTACAGCCTGACGACCTTTTACAGTCATTTGGGTTAAGTCTATATTAAACTTAAATGTTACATTATCCCTAGCCATAAGTTATACTTCCTTTGAATAATATAGAGAAGTATTACCCTACTTTTACGTCTTTTCTAGCAGGGTTCACAGATCTACCTCGTCTACGCCTAAGAGATAATCTACGCTTTAACTGTCTTCTACCTGTTCCCGCCCTTACCAAACTTGATCTACCTGCAAATGATGTACCTCCCTTGAATCCTGCACTAGTTCTTCCTACCTGTTGGAACTTTCTATTCTTACCACCTGGAAGTTTATCAAACCATTGATGTGATTCAGACAATGCTAACTCTAGTCTAGCCATGACAATATTATTCACCTGACTGTTAACCCTCTGAATGAATGGGTTTGCTATGTGTCGTATAGTACCAAACGTGTGAAATCCTATAAGGTCCTGTTGCTCATTGGTAATAGTTATATCATTTGAACTTTGTTGTAATACCCAACTATCTCTTAATATTCCTGTATCAATAGGTGTATTCATTTTAAGTAATTGTAATGATTCCACACCTACCATCTCTAGGAATCTATATTTAACATTATTACCCATAAAATTAAACTTGTTAAACTGTTTTTGTAATTTATCTAATCCTTTAGTTTCTATGACCATTATCTAACTCTTCTTCTTGTTGCAATATAGATAGTATATTTTGTATCTCTAGTAGTTTCTCCATACCTAACTTTTCCTTTAAAGCATAGATCTCTGTATATGATCCAAATCCACCTCTAACTAAAGATATGATAGGAACTAATTCTTTTAATTCTGGGTAGTCTTTGAACGCTTGTTTTCTCTCTTTAGGATCTCTGGATCGTACAAAGCGGACTGCTTGGCTCTTTCTATCGTTCCATGAACTGCTAAAAAAGTGTATACCTCAGCCATTAATTCTCTAAATTCTGGTTCTGTAACCCCTGAATCTAATATAGTATCCATTGTTACACCTAATCCTACTTCACAAGTTCTGGTCCACCACTCATCATCTACTGCTAATGCTTGTGTTTGTGTTATATCTCCTTTCTCTTCTCTCTCTGCTGCCCATTTTACTTTATCTCTAAACCATGTCATATCCTTCATAGATACATTCTCGGTAACAGGTATTGTTAAATCTCTAATAATCCATACCTTTTTCTTAATATCTAAAAACATAATATGATTGATAAGTTATAGTTAATAAAGGTATCTATAAGTTTGTAACTGATTCTGCTCTGCAAGTGATAGACTCAATTAATGCATCTGATGATCCTGCTGCGTGAGTGTAACTATAGTCTGTGATAACAGAGTTTGCATATGTTAATGTGATTGGTCCTGATGAATTGAATTTGTAACTTGCTGCATCTGCGTCTTTAGATTCGTATAGTGTGTATAATGCTGTCTCACTACTTGCTGTTCCTGCAAATACATCTGCTGTAAATGTAATAGATCTGTCAGTTGCTTTAGTATAAGTGATATCAGTTTCACCGTTGACTGCCATTACTGCCATATTTCTATTTACTGTTGTACTAAATGATCTCTCACCGTATGCAATAGAGTTATATGTGAATGGATCTGCTCCACCGTCACTATGTACGATTGGTGCTGATGCTGTTTCTGCTGATTGATATACAGGTGTTCCTGGATCTCCTGTTGATGTAGTTGGAACTGTAATATCTTTTGCGATAAAGGTCATATTTTGATCCCACATACCTCTTGATACAGATAGAGTTCCTGATGTTGGTCTTGCTCCTCTAATATGTTGAAAGTATTCTGTACCGTTTAAGTTAAAAGAATATGTAAATGATATTGAACTGTCTGGACTAGTTGCTCCTGTTCCACTTGAATTCCACAGATATTTCCATAGTGTTAAATCTACAGGGTTATTTCTAATTGTAAATGCATATAATGATTGTGTCTTAACTGCTTCAATGACATCCTCGGATCCTAATACTGAGACATCCATATGTTGTACATCTGGCTGAATATTAATCTCACTGTTGTTTCCAACTAGTGCAAAGGTTGAAGAGCTTGGTGTAACACCGTATAATGCTGCATTGCTAACAGAATCTCCTTCTGTAACGAATTGTAATTCTTTTACTATATCTCTTTTAGTTGTAACGTTGTGTGCTGAAACTACCATATCAATGATTCGATTAAATTGTTATAGAGAAGTATTACGTTCTTGTCTTATAATAAACCATCTTTAATTCTGCTTGTGAAGTTGGTGTCTGATCGTCTTCTGAATCTGGTTCTAAACGTTCAAACTCTGGTTCAGATTCTTCAAAGAAGGCTACTTCTGATGCTTGTGTATTACTCTTGGCTAGTCTAGTTGCTCCATTTGGTCTATTCTCCCATAAGATTCTGTGAACTTCATCCTCGAGTTCTAATAGTGTCGCTAGTGATTCACCTTGTACTTCAATGAAACATATACATACCCATGCATGTTTATCATCTCCATTGACTTCAAAACTATCTGCTTCATATCTGGTTCTACTAGAGTAGTTTACCCTTATCTCATTCATATATGATCCATCTGCTCTTGCCAGTTGATCAGGTTCTTCAGTATCACTGACAAAGTTTGGAGTTATTGTACCTGTCATATTTGAGGCTGTCCAGTTATCTTGTATTAAATCTCTAATTGTTTTATCTAGATTTTCTCTTGAACCAACTAGATTTGTAAATGTAATGGTCAAGTATACCACACGTTACCCCATCGGGATTGATCTTGAGGTGCTTGGTCCATGTAGTTTTTGAGTAATACTGCTAACTGATCGTATATCTGTACTGTAGATAGTTCTGTCCTTTTACCTATATTTCTAAGGATCTCGGAGCCTGTTAAATTAGCGATGCTATCTATTGCTGTAGGTACAGTTGTAAAATCAGTATTTCTGTTTAATATAAGATTGATAAGATCTGTTACTGTGTTACGTATGGTAGTTACTGTTGCTGGAGTTCCTGCTGATTTTGTTCCTCCCCAGGCTAGTTTCTCTATCTCGTCAGTTGATCCATACTTGGTCATAATAATGTTTATATAGACATCTTGTACAAGAAGTAATTATGTCAACAATTTTACAAATACCACTAGGAATACAGTGGTTTAGAGAGTCAAATAAATATCTAGAGAACCTAGTACAAATTAGTACCTCAAAGTACGGTACAGTTACGGTACAAAAAAGTACAGAAGATAAATCATTCGAATTAGAATTTGATTATGTTATCAAGCATATGGGTTAATTTTTTTTTATTTAAATCATCTATTTGGAGTTTCATCATAGTAGACTCTATCTGCTATAACTCTATCTCTACTACGAAATGTCTTATCATGCCACATATTTATACCATCTATACCAGATTGATCATCACTATTAATCTGTCTTTTTGGATGATCCTTAAACCAAGCATACATCTGATTAATTATCTCAGTTCCATCTTTCTCATATAGTGATCCATGAGATATTGTACTATCCTGTTCACTTTGTAAATGTCTAAAAGTAAATGGTCCTTTGAATAATCTTGGTCTACTCATTATTGATATACCTTCCATATGCTGTTTTACTGGATAACATTTCTCAGGTCGTTGATCTAGAGTTCGTAACGAACTAACAAGTTTTGTAATATCAAAATCCATATACTCGTCAGAGTCACATACTATCATATAGTCCATTTCATCTACCTGTGCTAACTCCCAGTATTTGTTCCTCTTCGCTATTTGTTTTGATCCATCCATGCTTACGATATGTAGTTTAGAATATATCTCGGATAAATCTGTAAGATAGTCCAGGTGACTTTCTGCTTCATCTAATCTACCTTCATACCTACCGTCAATTACATAGAACTTTTCTACATAATCATATACACTGTCATTAGTTAATATTTTAATTAATCCTTTTGGATCATCCCAATAGTTTATTCCTACTGCTACTCTATAGGTATTTTCTGATGTCAATGATAGATAGGTAAAATCTGCTATATTTAAATCTATCCCAGTACCAGAACTTTACTCTGAATCTGTTGCCAACGTTGTCATGTACCCCAGATACAAAGTGTGGAGTTCCTATTAGCCTGGCATGACAAACCTCGTGCATTACCCTGTCACTGTTCTCCCTTGCCTTGTAGATGTTTTGTGAATCGTGTAGGTACAGGTCCATCCTGAACTTTCCTGTCACACCGCTTGGCATGTCAGTGTTTATCTTCTGGCCTGACGTTGTCCTGACATGTTCAAAGAATAGAGGGTTTGTGTCCTTTAATGCCCATACATGTATATCCCATTTACTTATCCATTTGCCAGTATCATTAACTTTAAAATGTAAAAGGGTGTTCCATATGGTATTACGAATAAAGCGTTTGTTAATATGTTCTGTATGGAAGATAATAGGAATATCATATCACCGACCATGTTAACATAAAAAAAGAATGGTTAGAATAGTATAAAGATACTATCTAATCATTTCTATGTTTTGCATAGTCAGCACCAATCAGGATTGCGACTGGGGCTAATAATGCTACTGCGGTTGTTTGGTCAAATACAATTTTATCTAGTACAACAAATAATGCTACTAAACCTGTGTATGCTGCCAAACCATAGTATCTAAGATTTCCTTCGGTCATAATAAATGCTTAATTATTGACTATATAACTCTTATGTATAGATTACGCCTACATAGATGTATAGTATATTGCTATTAGTACACCTAATGCTCCTATAATTCCAAATACACGACTCCATGACTTTGATGATATAACACTAGATGTCTTACGCTCAGTGTCTATTCGTGTTAGTTCCTTTTCTAATTTATCCATACGTTCATCAATTTTATCATAAGTTGAGTCTACCTTATCAGACAGTCTATGTATACTGACTAGTAGTGCATCGTGCATCTCACTATCAGGGACCATATATAAAGGTGTAGCAAAATAGGTATTAGAAGTATTTAAATAAAAATAAAAAAGAGGTTATTCCTCTAAGTGGTTTTGGTAAAAGTTATTATTCTCTTTCCATTCGTTTGCGATTGGCTCAGCGATTAACTCTTGTACCTTTTTATCTTCAGTAGTTGCTAGTTTGTTTCCATAGTTGTTCAAGAAATCCATATAGTCAGTCAAGACTTGTGATTGATAACTGATCTTTCCGTCAGTTCCAAATCGTACCTCGTTTTGACGTTTGATTTCCTCTGCATCTAGTCCGTCATATAGCACCATACATCCAAACTGTTTCTTGTATTGTTGGCTATGTTGGTTGCTATCACAGATTAAACTGCTATCTATGGAGTTACTTGTTGCAAGTAGGTTGTCATAGTTGACGGCCTGTATGTCAGGTGTGAACTTGTCATTTAGTGAGTATTGTTTACTACCAAAGTCAAAGTTCTGATAGCCTACACTAAGTTTATAGACGTGTTCTTGTGCTTGACACTCCTCTATTGCCATGACAATTTTGCCGATAGGTCCATCATATTTCACATTGTTTACTGACCAAAGTTCGAAATCACTGATTTCAAATTCTCTGGCTGTTTGAACATGTTGTGTCCTTTCATCCATTCCTTGCTTGCAAGTGTTCAACTCTTTGAGTAGATTCATTAACACTGAGTCTGTTGCAGTTGCTATACCTCTATCGAGTTTCTCTTCAATCTTTTGAATGATTTTCTCGTTAGGTGAGAGTTTTGCTTGCTCTATTGCAATTTCTGCTAAGGCTTCCTCATTGAGTCTTTGAATCTCTTGGTCATATACTTCGTTTGATAGTATTGACTTGTATTCTTTTAGATCCTCAATAGTGAATTTCTCTACTACTCCTTGCCAAGTACAGGTGTACTCTATGGCTAGATCATCAAACCAACATGATTGTCCATGTGATTCGAATGGTACTTCTACTGTTGAAGTTTCTGCGTATGCATATGTTGTTCCTATTGCTAATAGTGCAACTAATGCTAGTATCTTACTATCCATAAAAGTGGATACATGCGGTAACATATAAGCGTACTGCTAAAATAAAAAAAATAAAAAAAGATATAGTTCTATGCGTTAACAGTAGAGACTATAACGTATGTGTTTGCGTCAATTACATTAACACCAATTCTATGAGTCCATACGATATCCCAGTATTGTCCTGCGACATTCTTTTGGAACTCAATTTCCATCTTTCTTTGTGAGGCTAATCCCCATGCTTTACCTTTAACACATACAAGGTTTCTTGATGCGTTATTGGCGGATAGAAGTTCGTTGGTGACAATGATGTCGATACCATATAATCTTTCCATTTGTCCTAATCTGGTGACACTAGCGTTTCCGATCTGGGTGTACTCAGATAGGGAGGTTGAGGAAATTAGTGCTTCAAAGGCTCTAGGGCTGATGAAGGCAATCAAGTTACCAGGGGAGGTATCTTGACCTAATTCTTCAAGGTATCTCTTACTAAATGTAAGACCGTCCTCGTCTAATTCACCGTCTGCATCTTCTTCGGTAGGATCTGTTGTTGCTACACCGTCAGAACCACCAATGTGGTAAGGGGCTGTAGTAACTCCACCAAAGTCTCGTGCTGTTGAAGCTAGGTCTTGGAGGATCAGTTTGTGTTCATCTCTAATGGATTCTAATCTTGCGGTTTCTCTTATTGCGTTTAAGAAACTTGCAGGATAATCCTCTAGTTCTGCTTTCTCAACTGTTTGTCTCCAACCTCTAATTGAACAGGTGACATCAATGCTTGTTAGGGTGTGGGTTGATGCTGTGATATCTGTAGTTGGGCTTTCAGTAATAGCTCCTGCATCTGGTACAGTGATTCTGTAGAATCTTGCTGTATTTTGTCCTACGGGAACAGCTTGGAATTGACCATACTGTCTAATAGGAATTGCAGTTTTTGCACCTAATTGAATTGAGATGTTGCTAGCTGATTTAACACCAGAAATAGTTCCTGATGTTGAAACGGCTTCTTGAACCTCACCATTGCCAGATTGTTTTTGGCTTGTGTGGGTTTGAATCCATCCTTCTTTCTCGAGTACCAATTTGTTATACCCAGATTCAAAGAGTTTATCCATGAATTCTGTGGCTTGATCATCAGTAAATGCTTCCTCTACATGACCTGCGTCAGAGGTTGATTCTGCTACTTCAGATTTTGGTTTCCATGCATCTGAAACAGTTTCAATAACTGCTTTTAGTGTATCTGCATTGGATTTCTCGATTCTTTCGGCTACTTTTTCAGAAGTTGTTTCTGGGGTTGCTGTTGCTGGAGCGGGTGCTTCGACAACTGGGGCTACCTCAGTGTTTGCTTCGGCTTTACCTACTTCTACTTCGCCATCGGTTTCGATGGTTACTTTGACTTTTTCTTCAATTTTTTTAGAAATTTCGGTTGTCATATGTTGTATCTCCGTAGGTATTTCTATATTGGAAGTATTATCTTGAACTACAGGTGATATAAGTGTCGGAGTTTGTACTGTCATAGGTGCTTGGTCCTCTTCGTATAGAATATGAAAATCCTCAATAACTGCTAATGTTGACTCTGGTATCCCAGGTGTTTTAACTAAACTTAATTCTAGTATATCTTTAAGTATTGGTGAGTTTAAACATTTCTCTCTTTGTTCATCGCATAGTTCTCTTTGTTCTAATACTGATGCTCCTATAGATACTTGATACTGTTCATTGTCTAATTTGTTTTGCCATTCCTCATTCTCTACTTCTGCTTCATATCTTACTTGAGATTTCTCTACATCATAAGTGAATAGAACTGTACCGATATTAGTTTCAGGTCCACCATGTTCTACTCGTAGTGGTACTTGAACCCCATCAAATTTCTTTAATTCTTCTGTATCATAATATATGCCGTTTCTTGATTCTCTTGGCATTAATGCTATACCTGCTATTCGTTTAGCCATGAGTAATCTGTAATGTTATTGATATAGAGAAGTATTGTTTAGATACTCTCACTTAGTACCTTTTCTAGTTTCCTAATAACCTTTGTATAATCCTTTTGACCTCTTATCTCTAAACCTTCTGAAACGTTTAACTGGGTTGTTCCTATGGTACTGTACGGTACGGTACGCATAGGTAATATCCATGCTGCTTCGATTAGTAGTATAGCGTCTGTTGCAATAATGTAATCATATTTAATTGTCTCAGATACAGTTTGTATTTGTGTTGCTGACACATCTAAGGACTGTGAAGGTATATGGATTTTAGTATTACCCATGATTGGTAGTGAACTCTCAAAGTGTTTTGTTTCAGCAAATGATACTATCTTCTTTCCTGTCTTACTTGCGGGTAATGAAAAGTCAGAACTCTCAAAGTTGGCAGGTGCAAAGTCTGCGGACATTATCCTATAAAGATATCGCCTGAAAATTTGAATTCTGCTCTAAGTGGTTGTCTGTTGTCTAGTTTAGGTGTCCAGAAAACATGGACCTCTCTTACCTCGTTTGGCTTTAACATCTCAGGTGATTCAAATCGTAATTCTGGATTAGTGTTCTCAATCTTGATATTATAAATAGACCAATCTGGATCTGTGTTCTTCATGTATACTGTATATTTAGTTGATTCTCCTAATGATACTCTTCCTAGATCTAAGGACTCGATTAGTCTATCGCCTTTAACATCCAAGTATATTTTAATCATTTTTTAACTCCTTGATAAAGTCTAAGATCTCTGTAGTGTTCTTTCTCTTGTCGGATCTGTCCAGTTCCTCTCTCATGTTTACCATATTTTTAAGATCATTCATTGCTCGTTCTATTACTGTTTCTTCTTTATCATTAATAGAAGTATCCTCGGGTTTTCCTACTCTGGTGTCTTTCATTTGGTCCGTAGGTGTAACACTTGTGATAGGTGGTTCGTCAGCCATGTCAGTCTCGTTAATGTCAACACTGGAGTTGTTTACAAACCATTGTCTTGCCTCACTACGTCTGATGATGTTGTCTCTAAATGATGTTGTGACATCTGCTATGGTTGCCTCTTGTTTTTGAGGAGTTTCAAAGAATATTTGTATATCTTTGGCCTTAACGTTCTTACCTCTTGCCTTAAGATATGGTAATACCATTTTTAACTTGATTTGATTGGCTAATCGTGCCTGAATTCTCTTTACTTTTCGCGTCAATACAGAGTCAGTAGACTCACTAGATGCTCGTGCTGTAAAGCCTGCATTGAAGAATTGTAGTGGGAATTTGGAACCAGGCTCTAATAGATCCCTTTGAATGTGTTCAATGTAACCTTCGAACTTGCTGTTGCCACTTGACTCGATAACTTTGACATCAAATTCCTTATCCGTAACTATCTTTGATCCATGTTTCATCTTCTTAAGTGCGTCTGCCTGTGTTTTAATGAACTGTTCGCCTGCATCTGCAAAGTGGAACATTACAGTTGGATCTGCGTGGCCTTCAAAGATCTTTGGCATTGCATCTTCCATCTTTTTCATTTGAATTAGTGGAGAGTCGTATATCTCTCCCGTATCTGGATTGGTATAGTTGGATAAGACAGAATGATGTAGTCCTCTGCCGAAAGGTTCTCTGGATACGTTAGTTAGCTTGAACTGTGTTACCTCACTTGGTTTTAGTTTGATGTCAATATCATTAACGTGTTGTAAGTAGAACTTTATATCCCCGTTCTTATTTCTTACAATGCTTTCTATTGTTGTAACTGGAACTTCAATGTATTCCTTAAATGTCGGATCATGTTCAAAGAACATATTGCCACATCCTAGGTAAGAATATAGTGCATCTTCGAGTTGTTCATCCCAGTTGATATCATCCCACCAATCTGTTACCATATCGGCTATGTTTTCCTTCTTTGCTGATACTCGAAGTCCTTTTCCTAGGACCATTTGGATATATGTTTCATTTGATAAGTTTAATCTAGGATCTTGGTTAATTGCGTTAAGAGTTTGTACAAAAGGTCTATCTGGAGCCAGTTCATCCATGTAATCACTCTGATTTACCTCACTTTTGTGGTTAAATGCCTCAATTACCCTGATTGAACCCTCATATTTCTCCTTAACTGGGTTAATTTTAGGTAAAACGGGTGCATTTGAGCCAGAAACACTCTTTCTTATGTTAAATATGTTAGCCATATGTGCTTTTCTAGTTGTTTTGTGATAAAGTGAAGTAATTAATCGTATTCAAAGTATATTTCGTCTGATCCATTAACACCAACACAGGTTAATCTGGAACCACTGACCTCTAATCGTAATCTAACCTTAAATGTTCCTTGTAATCTAGGTGATTTGCCACTTGCAAACTTTATTAATACTGTTCCATCTGATCCCAATGTTAGATTCTCGGTAGTTGTGAATACAAGTTCCCCATCTTGATCTATTAATCGTAATGTACCTGTAAAGGATGATATGTCTCTTGCTGTTGCCAATGTATTCTCATCATACACCTTACCTGACAAGTCATATGTTACACTATCTGTAAAGTCTCCTTGTACCCATGTCTTTTGATCCATAGAGATGTATAAAACCATAAGACTTATATAGTTTGTTGCATTATAGGAAGTTATGCTAGCCTATTTCACGCCAGCTCCAGTTTATCCTATGATTCGTAACGAACTGTTAAATGATTTACAAAGACAGCACGTTTATGAGATAGTCACGTTTCCCATGCATTATCCTGATGAGTTATGTATGAATGAGTTGCGAAGAAACACAGATCCTAACGTTATATTATATATTGCATTGATGAAAGGCATTACCCCGATTGTAACTGTGGGGGACCATAAGGCTTTTGTTGCAGATCTATCAAAACCTAAAGTAACTAAAAAGAATAGCAGAAAATTGCCTAGAGAGAGAACTGAAGTCAGAGAGAAGTTAGAAAGTAACTTAAAGAAGAAACGTGTAAAATGAAACAAGCAGAAAAAGACAAGATTATAAAATTACTAAAATGTGATCATACTTTAAATGGTCTGTTTTGTGCCGCATGTAGATATGATGCTAGCAAGTACAAGTATGACTCTAAGACTATGATGGCTCTCAAAGGACTACCCGACTCCAGCTAGAGTTCCTTGACCCATCTTGTAATAATACATAGCCAATAGCCAAGCATCTCCGAGGTCGAAGGTATTAACTTTAGTTTTATTAGTACCACCCTTATTGTTAAATTTTATTGTCATTAGTTGCATCTTGAGTTTCTTAAAACTTGGATGGATCTTAACCTCTTGAAAGTCTATAGCATTGGCTGCAAAGTTTAACATCTTTTCACCATACTGAAGGAAGGATATGTTTTGAACGTTTAGTCCATGTTTATCTCGCAAGTCTCTAATTCCCTCCGCCCACGAACCATCGACAAATAACCGTTTAGTCCTATACTTTGTTGATAAATCTTTAACTTTCTCCACAATGTCAATGTAAGATACACGTTCAAAAGATTCGGCATATATGACAGCCTTTTTTCCTTTGTCTTTTTGCATGATACAGATACCAAATTCAGAACTACCAAATCCTGGATCAATTCCAATAACCCTATCGTTGCTATCATCGTTGACTCGCCAAGAGTATTCTTCAGCACAGCATAATTCGATTCCCTCTGGAGAAAATATATCACCGACATTCTTTCCCCATACCCCAAGATACTCCCTTTCATAACTTCGGGCATTGGAGGCTTCCTTTAGGTAGGCTGGGCTAAAGATTGACGTTTTCGTTTTCGGATCAACCTTAAGACCTGCCTCAACATAAAAATGGAATCTTTCGTATATTGTCGCGTCTGCTCCTGTGATAGGTTCTTGCATAATGTCGTAAAAAAAGCCCTTTGGTTCTTCTCCCGCTGTAGATACCCATATAACCCAACTATTAGATTTTCCAATGTATCTCTCTCCAACGGTTCTAACAACACTATCATCTCGTAGCTTAAAGAAGCTTGCTTCATCTCCAAAAAAGAGACTAACCTTTGGCTTACCTCTAGCTGAATGGATGTTATTTGACGGATAACATTTAATTCTGCTTCCGTTAATGTCGAGCTCGTACGCACCATGATCTATATACCCGAGTCCTTTCTTAGTTAAAAAACCTTTCGCTCTTAATATAAGATCTCGTGCCAAGTCAACGTTAGGTCCTGTTATAATCATAGCCTCTTTATTTGTAAACCAGGGATCAACTAAACTCTTCCAAACAATCCAAAGTAATATAAATTCTGTTAATCCTAAACCTGTTGCTTTGTAAACACAAAACCACTTGCATGGGTTTGTTCTTTCATCATCTAACTCCTCCATTTGCATCTTGTCTAAGATCTCTTGTTCGTATGCATAGCAAGGATGATATATTCCATCTCTCTCAGGACCACCGTACGGATGGAATATGAAATGCCAAAAGCAACAATGCTCTTCCTTACTTAGTGAATCCTTACACCAAAACACAGTTGGTACTAAAGGTACATCTCGTGTTGCAGCGGCAGCGATTAATTGTAATGTATTCTTACTTGCTAATCCTATGGTGTTGCACCCCGTTCACCGTCTTGTTGCCAGTTTGTATCTTCTTCCACAGGTGGCTCAATTTCAGGCATTGGTCTAGCAGGTCGCAACTTTGCTCTTTCCATTTTGAGTTTCTTAACCTGTAGTGGCAACGCTGAATCCTGTAGCATCTTAAATGAGTCAAGTTTAATCTCGTGTCTTGCTCTGGCAAACTTTAAGTATAATTCCTTGTCCATATCTTCCATTCCCTTGTTCTTCTCATCAAGCATAATCTCCTCAAGTGCTATGACATCCTGCTCAAAGCCAAGTCTTGCCCTGATGAACTCACCAATGTATGTATCCATAGCATCCTCACTAATGCTGTTCTCCATTTCCTGTTGAATCTGTTTAACGTGATAGTGTATGCCAGGCGGAGATGTCTTTCCAAACTGTGACATTAGAACTGTATCCTTGTTTATCTGATCGCTTATCTGATAAGCATTTCTCCCAAAGAACATCCATTGAGTTGACACATATTCGTGCAGCTTTTTAGATAACTCTGGTCCTCTAGTTCGTGTCATACTCTTTTAGAAATCTCTCCGTTACTCTTTTTGCATCATGTACTATTAAAAGGTTTCGGTCAAGCAATAATCCGTCTTTATCGTGTACGTCTAAGCCTAATGCCAATGCTTGTAAGCCTGTACAACTTGGGTGAGGTAATGTTTTGGGTGGGTGGGAATAGTCAAACTTCCAGTCTACATAGTCGCTGTACTGTACCAGATACTCGGGCATGTCAGTATACCGCACAAACTCCTTTGATGTCCTTTCAAAGTATTCTATATCTGGATACCTTTCTCTTATCGTTGCCTCTATCTCCTTTCTACTGTTTGATCTGTTAATGCATAGATATGTTCTAGGCTCTATTTCCTCGTACTTGTCGTCAAGGAACAGTTCCAAGTCAACAGGGTTTGGCAAGTATGTGGCACTAGGCATATGGTCCCACAAGTCCTGGGTTGTAATGTAATGTGGGAACTTGGCATACTTGTCCTTGTCTGCTTGAGACATTGATCGTAACTTGGAACCATGAAAGATCAATATTACTTTACTAGGTGTAAAGTGTATTGCAAACTCTGCGAAATCGTGAATAATGATGCGATCATAATCATCGGCTATAGCAGTAGCCTCATTGATCAAAGATGTAATGTCCTCAAAGCGTTGAGTAACCCCATAATGCTCGGCAAATCCAAACGGATCTAAAGTATCTAACTGTAAAACCTTGTCTCCTGCTCCATACTTACACATCATTTCGGCAACGCCTGCCATGCTAAATATATGAAGGAATCGAGGCATAAATTTATATAGATCTGAGTCTAATAAACCTTATGGTATGTTGTAATATGTATTGTGAATGTATGACATATCGTGGTCATATACGATGTGGTAAGTGTAGAAGTGCTAATGATAATAGATGTGTAGATTGTAATATTGATATTGATGGAAGGGGAATAGCAAGAGCATTTTATTGTCACCCTTGTAGAGATAATCACAAGGCAGCAAAATTACGAACTTACTTTTTACGACACTTGGGTGAATATCCTGATTGTTTAATGTGTGGTGTGGAGTTACCTAGTAGGAAGATATACACTTGTAGAGGAGACTGTCACAAGTTGTATAAGCAATTAGATTTCATAGTTAGACGAGGAAACACGAAAGTGAAAGATTATTATATCTTAGAAAGACAATGACGTATCTAACGTTCTTTTGTCTTGATGTCTTAAGTGAGCAACCGATTAGGTTATCCCAGACAGACAATATTACTAGATGATCCTAGTATATAAGTGTATCTATTAGCATTTGCAGTTACAATCAACACAGTGTCTATCAAATGACTCGTGGAAAGGACATTTACAGGCCTTTTTTGTCTTTGGTGCATCAAATGATGGACTACTTTTCTTGATCTTGTTAAAGTAAGACATGATATAATATTCTATTTTACATATATAAGCAGTTGAAGCCCGCCAGGGCTTCCTTTCCTTTAGGATATCTCGCTATGTAAAGACGAGGACCGTAGGATGAAAGTGCCTTACATAGCTTATTATTATTATTATTATTATTACATTATCTAATATTCAATAGGAGATATACACTAACAACTACTAACACTACTAACATATCTTTACTATA